CAGACTTTTTCTTTGCTTTGTCGTAGCTTTTCTTTGCTTTGTTGTAGTTTTTTGACGCTTTGTCATAGCTCGTTTTTGCTTTGTCGTACTTACTCTTAGCGGTATCATATTTTTTCTGGTAAGTGCTTTGCTTACTTTCGTACTTAGACAACTGGTTCTCTAAACCAGCTGTTTTTTGTTCGTTTAGATATTGCATTTTGCTAGTCATATAATTAATTTTATCTGACATCGCTTTAGAAAATACAGAACTTGCCTCACTTGCCACGCTGGAAAAATTAAAATTACTTAATCCGGCCAGTGTAGTTATGACGCTCTTAACTGTATTTTTTACAGTGTTCGTAAGGTCTGTCTGTTCGCTTACAATCCCGTTAATGTACCCTTTCACAAAATTCTTACCGCTGTCATACGTTAACTTGGACGGTGAACCCTCTTTTTGTCCTTTTTTCAGTCCGGCCCATGCCTTTTTAGCTAGAGACTCGGCTTTAGAATACGCTGCACTTACGAGTGAACCGATACCATTGATAAAACCTTGTGCAAAATTTGTACCGGAACTATATGCACTTACGGAACTGGCTCCACTTTTGGCGTTATCTCCTAACGATTTACCTTTGCTTCTCGCGGTTCCTGTCTTACTTCCTACGCCACTAGCGTATTCTGTACCTGCTTTTGCACCTGTTTTGTGCATCCCGCCGGAACCGCTTTTTGCACCGGTGTCGGCACTCTTTCCGATTGTCTGACCGGCTTTCTGGTTCTGTCCTTTTGTATCCGATACTCCGGCGGCGTGATTCTTACCGGCTTTTGTTCCGGTCGTTTTCGCACTCTTTGCTCCGTTTGCCTGTCCAGTGACTACGGCTTTACCGTCTGCCTGTCCTGCCTTTTTATTCGCGCCGGTCGTACTCTTTGCGCCCGTGGCGTGGTCTTTACCTGGCTTCTGCCCGGCGGCTTTCGCACCTTTAGAACCTTCTT